GCATGACTGGAACCGCCATGCTGTTGCCTAGCGCCTTATAGCGTGGCCCGTCCGGGCAATCGCTGGCGGGTTTCTTGCGCCACGGAATTTCTGTATATCGGTCTGGGAATCCTTGCAGGCGTTCGCATTCAACTGGTGTTAGGCGGCGCACTTCCGAGGATGTCGCAATTAAATCAGTTGCGTCCTTGTAATCTCTAGTTTTCAGGCAACTTGCTGTTTGGTCATTTTTGTATTCGCCAAAAGCAATCATTCTTAAGGCATAATTCCCATTAGCTATTTGGTCTGCATCAACGCCACGGCTTCCAAAGCCGCTTGTAATGGTTGCGGCAACGCCTTCCCTCTTTTCTCGGCTCGGCGCAGGATTCCCTGACAGGCTGTGGCGCTCAAAAAGAACCGCTGCGGCAGGTCGCCAGTCTCCAAGGTATCCGACAACGAACACACGGCGGCGGCGCTGTGCCACTCCAAAGTATTGAGCGTCAAGAACCCTGTAGGCGAACCCATACCCGAGTTCGCCCAGCGCCCCGAGGAAGACTCCAAAATCTTTTCCTCCGTTAGATGACAGGACTCCAGGGACATTCTCCCAGACCAACCATCTGGGGCGATATTTGTCAGCAATGGCAAGATAGGTAAGCATGAGGTTGCCACGCGGGTCATCCAATCCTTTTCTGAGTCCTGCGACTGAGAATGATTGGCAGGGTGTTCCTCCAACGAGAAGATCGACATTTGATTCAATTGACCACTCCTTAAATTTCGTCATGTCGCCAAGGTTTGGCGTTTGTGGATAGTGGTGCGCCAGCACCTGAGATGGAAACTTTTCGATCTCTGAATACGCTACTGCCTCCCATCCAAGGGGATGCCATGCTACTGTTGCCGCCTCAATACCACTGCAAAGTGAGAGATATTTCATGTTGTATTTTTTTAGAGGAAAAAAAACCGCTGGTGCTACCCAGCGGTGCTTAAAGCCGATCAGTTAAAACATCTCATCGTCACCAACGGCTGCGGCCATCGCTGACTTCGCGGGAGCTGGCGCAACCACTGGCGCAACCTTCGGTGCAGGCGCATCAAATGGCGTTGAAGACTCGCCACCGCCATCCGCATCCATGCCGGCGGGACGCTCAATCCAACTCACAATGTTGAACGCTGGAATGCGTGTCGTGCCTTTGCCGATCTTCTCCAACTTCGATCCTGTGTACTCCAGCACAGGCAACTTGCCAGCATTGGCGGCTTGCTGTGCCGCGCACGCGGTGTAAAGTTGTTCAAGTCCCATGTTCGGGCCCACGCCATTCGATGACCACTCAACAAGTCCGATTTCCTTGTTGTAAAACTTGATGATGAATCCGCGTTTGTGATCAGGGGACGGTTGCGGCCCTTTCTTACCGAGAGATGCATCGGGTTGCCAATCGCGCAGTCCGACACCAAGTGCGAGCCATCCTGTTTGCACATCATTGATGTCGAACACAACTTTTTTGAGTTGGATTTCCTCGCCGTTGTTGTTTGTCCATGCATTGGCTTGGGGTGAGAAGCGGATGTAGTTTCCAGAGCCGCCAGCAGAAGAGAGGTTTAGCATTTTGCGTTTCGCTTTCAAAAGTTACAGGGTTTGCATTATTGACTCAACGAGCGATCTCTCGCAAGCGTGAGTCCACTTGATACCTTGACGGTTAACTCGTCCAAGATAACTCTTTGTTCCTTTGGCAGTAGCTTTTCTGCTGCCGCTGGAGTAATTAGGTTTGTTTCAAAAACTTGATTGCGGGTAAGTCCTGATGCAATCAGTTTCTCGGCAGCCACATTGCCATCTATCCATTTGCGCGTTGCGCGTTTCGGTGCAAGTTGCCAGCCTTGCAGCACCATGCCGTCCTTTTCCATGGCCTGCATCGCGTAGTCTTCCACCGCCTTAATGAATTTCTCAACCATCGGTGCTTTGTCCAGAATGGCACTGATCTGCTCAACTGTCAGAGTCTTCATCACCTCTGCGATCTCTTCCTTGTTCATCGCGGTGATGTCTGTCTGTGTGGCCACGACATCGAATTGCTGTTTCTGCTTGGGGCAGATCGTCTTCGCGTCACACCACTGACAGGCTGAGTCCGACATATACAAGGGTGGATCATCGAGCTGTGTGGCGATCATCGCAGGACGCAATACCTTCTCTTCCCAATCCCACAGCTCGGCTGCTGGCATCACCATGGTGCGCGGCTCACCTGAGTGCGGCTGAACGATGGTCAAATGGAATTCTTTGATCCAATCGCGTCCCATGCCTTGCGTGTACGCCAGTGCGTAAATCTTGAGCTGTGTGCTGTCTTCGGACACATAACCCTTGCCAGTTTTGAGATCAGTGACATACACCTTGCCTGATTTCATGGAGTAGCCCACGACATCAGCAGTACCCGCAATCTGAATGTATTCCTTTGATTGGTATTTCACTGGATACTCGACATTCATTCGCTCTGTCACGCCCTCAGTGTTCCAAATCTCGTTCAGGTAGTCGAGTGCCATCTGACAATCATCAGCGTCCAAGATCACGCCTTCGATCTCCTCGCCAATGAATTTCATGGGATCGGTGTCGAGCTGATAGCAAGTCTCTGCCAGCGCGTGAATGGCAGTACCGCGCTGTGCGGCTTCACCTGACGGCCTGAACGGTACTTGCGCGCAGAGTTTCACTGAGCCAGGACACGCAATCCACCGTGAGCTTGCCGATGGTCTTAGCTTTCGTTGTTTTGTTGCCATGTGTCTCTTTCCAAGTGGTGATCGTTGATGATGATTTGATATGCGAGCTGCCGCACCTCATGGCTGACAGCGTGACCAAGGTCTTCGGGGTCAAGGATGCGTTTGAGTAGCACCACCTTGGCTTGATTGGCTTTGCGTTGTTCTTCCAGTTGAGTGCCCAACCAGATGATGTGCTCGCGCATGACTTGTCTCTCTTTATCTTGCATGATGCTTGCCCCAATATGCGATCAACGCTGCGTCCGATCTGCCGTCATCTTTGACGCGCTTGAAGTCGGCTTGGTTATTTGGAAAGAGTTCCATGGCGCGTGCGCGGCTGGCATCTTTGCCCTGACCACGGCCAACGGCCTTCACCCAAGTGGCTGGCGCGACATAGGTCACAGGCAACTTGAACGCTGCCAAGATGCCTTCGATCATGCCGAATGAACGGCCAAACGAAAACACGCTGGTGACACCTTGGCCACTGACTGCACCCACACGCTCAACGAAAACATGACAATCGTCAGACTTCAGCGTGTAGATAATCTCGGCCAGCTCGCTGGCGCTGACCTGCCGCTTGGACTTGCCGTTGCGCTCCACCGTCACAGTGGGCATATCCAAGATGCGTAGGCTGTCAGAGCCTGTGAGCACCGCCACCGCGCCTGAAAGGCCAGGATCAATCCCTATGATGCGGCTCATTTGACGGCATCCTCCATGGCCTTGTTAAGCACCTGCAAACGCGCCTCTATCAAGGCATTGGCGGCCTGCTCCAGCCGCACCACGGTGCTGTAAAGTGGCTCAGTTTGGCCGTTAACCCAGCGCGAGAGCTGTGCCTGATCAATCTCTGCGACTCGGCACAGATCGGACATACGGTAACCCGCTGCCTCGATCTTGTGCTTTATGTCCTGAATGGCTTGCTGTGCAATTTTCATGTGTATGATGTTAACCATGTTTTGTGAAGATGGTCAAGTGTACAGGCAAAAAAGGGGATCAGCGAACCGATCCCCAAAGGCAACTGCGCGAAAGCAGAAACGCGCAACCCACATTGTAGGGGCAGAATACCCGACAAATCTGTGTGGGATTAAATAATAGTTGTTGACAAGGTAGTCAAATCATTTATGATTCACTCATCAACAACGCAATTCAACTTTTCGGAGGTCACATGACCGATTTCACTTTCTCCTCTTTTGACTTCAACGCTACAACCATTTTGGTTGTTGCCAACACTTCCGATGCCAAAGAATATTTGGCTCAACGCTATGGCGTTGGTTGCGTTTCAATTGAGGTACGCAAATCTGCTGCGCCAGAGTTTGCGGATTCTTTTGAATTCCAAGGCTTGTCCTATTCATAACCCAAGGGGGCATCGTCCCCCATCTTTTACATGGAGTGAGATATGTCAGAACAAATTTTACGATTGCCTGAAGTCATTGACATGGTGAAAAAATCAAGAGCAACTATTTACTTGGACATGAAGCGCGGAGACTTTCCTCATCCCATCAGCATTGGACGCAGGGCAGTTGCATGGAGACGCGCCGACATTGATGTGTGGATTGATACCCGCCAGCAAAGAATATATCCCGATGAAACCTTGGAGACACCACAATGAACCACACACAACACGCATTCACGGTGGAGAGCCACCGCAAGCTCGGCAAACGCGCCGATGCCGCCTTGGACTACTTGCT